CGCGGCCGCGGAGGAGCCTCTCGGTCTGGTGGAACGAAGTCACGATGACGCCCGGCATGGAGATTCACCGGTGCGGCGTCGACCGCCTGCGCGCGGGGTTCGTGTCGTTCGCCCGTGACGACCACTGGCAGCGGGCGAAGCCGCCGGCGCCGTTCCAGGCATTCATGGCGAAGTGGCGCGACCACGTGCCGCCGGAGATTCCGGGGCTCAGCGTGGAGGGCTCGCCATGACGCTCGACGAGCTGCACTCCGACGCGGGCTTCGCGCTGCGTGAAGCGCCCGTCGCCGACGTGACGTTGGGCACGGTGCTGTCGAGCCGGGCGAACGCTCGAGGCCACACGCGCTACCAGACGCGAGAGGTGAAGGCCGCCGTCGAGAACGGCATGTGGCTGGCGCGCATCACCCACGCACGAGAGCACGTGCGCGGCAGTGACTTCGTCCTGGTGCGGTGGACCCGCATCTACTCGGGGCGAGAGCGCCCGTTCGACGGCGACAACGCCACCACGGCCGTGAAGTCGATTCGCGACGGGTTCGCGAAAGCCATCGGCATCAACGACGGGGACACCGAGCGCGTTCGCTACCTCCCCGTCGAGCAGGTGCGCGGCCCGAAGTCGGGGCTGCGTGTTCGTCTCTACCGAAAGGAACTCACGTGAAGACCGACCGACATGGGTATGCGCAGTGTGACCGATGCAAGACGCTGCGCCCGGCTGTTGCGCTGGTGAAGGTGGCGCCAGAGGGAGCGACCGACGAAGCGGTGCGCTGCGTCGACGAGGCCTTCTGCAGCCGAGCTGCGGGCGTCGGCAAGGGCGAGCTCACCGGCGATGGAGAGCCCCGATGAGCCCCCTCCACTGGAGAGCTGAGGCGCTGCGCATTCAGCGCGACCTGAAGACGGTCGACGACCTCCTGTTTCGCGTCACGCACGTTCCAGAGCACCGCGACATGGTGCAGTCGTGGCGTGCCGAGCTGATCAGCGAACTCTCATCGACGCTTCAGCGGCTCGTCCAGCCAGAAGAGGCGTGGGTGCCGGTCGCGCACGCTGGTTCGCCGAGGGTTGCTGACTCGAACGAAGCGGTGCTGGCGTACCGGGAGAAAGTGCTGGCCGCGTTCCGAGCCTGGGACATGCGGCCGGGCGACAACCGCACGTGGCACGAGGTGTTGATGGCGGTGCAGCCATGACGCAGGTTGACTGGGTCTCTCCCGAGCAGAGGCAGCGCTACGCGACTGTGCTGGCCGACCCTCCATGGCTTGAGCGGGGTGGCGGGCAGGTGAAGCGCGGGGCCGACCGGCACTACCCGCTGATGTCGACGGCCGGCATCTGCAAGCTGCCTGTGAACAGGCTCGCTGCCGACGATGCGCACTTGTACCTCTGGGTCACCAACAACTTCCTCCCCGACGGACTCACGGTCATGGATGCGTGGGGCTTCCGTTACGTGACGTGCATCACGTGGGGGAAGGTCGCAGACGGTAAGATTCAAACGGGGTTGGGCCAGTACTTCCGCGGGGCGACCGAGCAGCTGCTCTTTGGTGTTCGTGGATCGCTTCCGTACCGAGTGCACCCGCCCGATTCCCCCAACGCTGGGAAGCGGGCACAGGGACGCACGCTGGTGCTTGAGCCGCGCGGTGAGCACTCGGCGAAGCCTGAGCGGTTTCGGTCGATCATTGAGACCGTGAGCCCCGGGCCGTACGTCGAGCTCTTCGCGCGCCGGGAGGTGCCGGGCTGGGCACGCTGGGGCAACGAGGTGCAGAGCAACGTCACGCTGGGGGCCGCATGAGCCAGCTGGCCCTTCCGGTCTCTGTCATCGAGCGCATGCGCGAGTTGCGATTGGCCGGGCTCTCAGCCCGAAAGGTGGCGCGTCGTCTCGGCGTCAACGCCCGTACCGTTCACCGCCACACGCCCGGCATCGACCTGCGCCAGTTGGCTCCATGCTCGGTGCCCCTCATGCTGGCTATGGAAGAGCGCGGGTTCAGCCGGACAGCCATCGCGGCCGCTCTCGGCGTTCACATCAACACCGTGGTGAAGCATCTCCTTCGCAACGGCTGCGCGAGTAAACGCCCATGAGCACCTGTCACGTGGCCGACTGCCTCCGTCCCACCCGGGGAGGCCGGGAGTACTGCGAAGCGCACGCGAAGCGACTCGCGCGCGGAACCGTGCCCGTCGCTGCTCCGCTGCAGGAGGCACGCACCCCACGGCAGACGTTCCTTGACGCGGTGCTTCGGTACGCGGCGGCCGACAGCGACGCTGAGTTCCACAAGGCCGACGCGGCGCTCTACCAAGCTGGCCGTCGGTACTTCGCGACCGACGTGAAGGTGGGCCGTCCCGAGAAGGTGTCAGCCGAAGTCGCTGCCGAGGTGTACGCCCGCTGGGGCTCAATCGCTGCGACTGCTCGAGAGCTGCACGTGTCGCGTCGCTCGGTACAGCGGGCCCTCGCGCGGGGTGTGCGAAAGTTTCGCGCAGGGGTGAAGCGAAAGCAGCCCTGAGTCCATCAGCGTCCGCCGTGCCCCGTAGCTTGTGGGCATGGCGCGAGAGCTGACGAAGCGACAGCGAGCATTTGTCGAGGCTTACGACGGCAACGCCACGGCCGCTGCACGTCTCGCTGGCTACACGGGAAGCCCTGACACCCTGGCTCAGACTGGCAGCCAGCTCCTCAGGACGCCTCGTGTGGCTGAGGCGATTCGTGCGCGTGGCGAGCGCTCTCCCGCGAAACCTGAGGTGGCGGCGGCCATCGCCAGCCGCGCAGAGCGTCAGGCCTTCTGGACGAAGGTGATGAACGACAACGAGCGCGACCTCAACGCGCGGCTGAAGGCCTCGGAGCTGCTGGGCAAGTCGGAGGGGGACTTCCTCGACCGCGTCGAGGTGGGGACGACGCAGACGCTCGAGCAGCTGGTGGCGGCTGCGCTCGAGGTGAAGCCGGTCGGCACGTGACTGCAGCAGCCGTCATCAGGCGGTGGCGCGACTCGCCCAACGCCTTCGTGCGTGAGTGCCTCAAGCTGGAGCCCGACGCGTGGCAAGACGAGGTGCTCGAGGCCGCCATCACGAACCAGCGCATCGCGCTGAAGGCCAGCAAGGGCCCGGGCAAGTCGGCGCTGGTGGGCATGCTGGCGTGGTGGTGGCTGGCGACGCGGCTCCACCCGAAAGTCGTCGCGACATCCATCACGGGCGACAACCTGGCTGACGGGCTCTGGAGCGAGCTCTCGCGCTGGCAGAACCGCAGCCCCTTCCTGCAGGCGGCATTCACGTGGACTGCCACTCGCGTGTTCGCGAACGACCACAAGGAAACGTGGTTCGCCTCGGCGCGTGCGTGGCCGAAGACGGGCGACGCGAACGCGCAGGCCGACACGCTGGCCGGTGTGCACGCCGACGCCGTCATGTTCCTCATCGACGAAGCCGGCGGCATTCCCGACGCGGTGGTGGCCGCAGCGGAAGCAGGCCTCGCCAACGTCGACGCTGAGGCTGGGCGTGAGGCGCGGCTCATCATCGCGGGCAACCCGACGCACCTCTCAGGCCCTCTGTATCGCGCGTGCACGACGGAGCGCGCGCTGTGGTGGGTGAAGGAGATTTCGGGAGACCCAGACGACCCGGGCCGAGCGCCCCGCGTCTCGAAGCAGTGGGCTCGAGAGCAGATTCAGAAGTACGGACGCGACAACCCGTGGGTGATGGTGAACGTCTTCGGGAAGTTCCCCCCGCGGCAGTCGAACATCCTCCTGGGCCCCGACGAAGTGACTGCAGCGGTTGGGCGCGTGGTGCGCGAAGTCGACGTCGAGGCGAGCGCGAAAATCATGGCTCTCGATGTCGCTCGCTTCGGCGATGACGAGTCGGTGCTGGTGATGCGGAAGGGGCGCGCCGTCTACAGGCCGGCGGCGTGGCGCAACCTCGACACCGTGCAGCTCGCTGGGCAGGTAGGCCTCATGCTGGAGAAGCACCAGCCCGATGCGTGCTTCATCGACACGACGGGCATCGGAGGCGGCGTCTACGACTTGCTGCGCGCCCAGGGGCACAGCGTCATGGCCGTCGACTTCGGGAGCGCTGCGACGGAGCCAGACAGGTTCCTCAACCGCCGCGTCGAGATGTGGTGGCGCATGGCGGAGTGGGTGAAGGCTGAGGGGGCGCTGCCTGATGACGGCGACCTCCGCGCCCAGCTGCCCGGCCCCATCTACAGCTTCACGGCTGACGGCAAGGTGAAGCTGGAGTCGAAGGACGACATGAAGAAGCGCGGCCTGCCGAGTCCAGACCGCGCCGACGCGTTGGCCATGACGTTCGCCGCGCCTGTGGTGAAGCGCTCGGTGCTGGCAGGGCTAGACGGTCCGCGCACGAAGGCAGAGTGGGACCCGTTCAGAGGAGCGCGTTGATGGGTT